GTAAACCGCAGTTACATGTCGTCTCTTATTAAACTTTTTTTGTTGAATATGGATGTTTTTAAGTTTTGATTTCGTTCAGCTTCCTTTCTTGCTTCTATTACTCTTTGACGCTTGATAGGATCTCTTGGTAAATCTAATAAGTAAGGTTTAGCTCTTGGATTAAAAACGTGTAGATTATGATCTTTTTCTAAATATTTCTGTATGTCTGCATCTTTAAATCTATCTTCTAACATTTGTTTTAACTCCCCAAAAATTCTTGCTCTTGTAATACGAGAACGTGTGGGTTGTTTATACAGTAGATTTAATTGCTCTTTAGTATATTTCTCTTCTTTCTTATCTTTCTCAGTTTTTATAGGTTCGTCAGTTAAGTACTTAAGTTGTGAGTTAGCTAAGTCAATAGGATTAACTCCCATTCTTCTAGCTAAATCTTTGTAGTAGTCTGGTAGATCTTTTGACTGTCTTAATGGAGAGTTATTCCATTGAAGTAATTTCTTATCAATAGCTGCATTAGAAGATATTCTGGTGTTTTGCCATTTACCTCCACCAGATTGAATCATGCTAGTTTGTAAGCTTCTTTCGTAAGTTTCGTCTCCGTCACTTTCAAAATCAGTATTCATTAGCTTTCTGGTTAAACCTCTATTATCTATAGTTTTTTCTACTGCTAACATTCCAGCTTTATATCCATCTTCTTCAGTTCCTACAATTACACCATTACGCACAGTTGCTGCCATATAAGCTTCATCAAATATGCCATTTAAGTTTTCATTAAGTGTTAGCCACTCGACTGATTTAGCATCTGTTTCACCAAACTCTTGACCTGTACCTTCGTTAGTAAACGATTTAATAAATTCTTTAGCTGCTTTAGCTTTAGAAGATCCGGGAACCATAGCTCCTGAAGTGATGATTTTATCTTTGTATTTATTGAATACTTCAGTACTTACATTTCTTAATTCAAAATCATATACACCACCGTTGTAGCGTAAAGATTGTTCAAGCTGATCTATAGCCATGTCATCATCTAAGTGACCAGCTAGTGCTCCTGTTAATTCACTTGGAACATAACCATACTTTTGTTTATATATTTCCATCATTTGAATCTTTTGTTCATTCGATGGATTACTGATAGATTTAACAACCTGTAGATCAGCAGCTATATCAGCTTTCTTTTGGTCAGCTTTAGCCTGAGTTCCTTTCTCAGCAGCAAACGATAGTTCTGAAGGTAGATCATCCCACTCTCTCCATGAAGTCATAGACTTAATAGAACCATCACGAGCTTCTATTTCGTGATTGACTATGGACATAGCTTCTGAATAAGTAACCTTATTTTCACTAACTAGATCAATAAGATTTTCTTTAAACGCCATTCTTCCTACAGCTACAGAAGTTCTATTTCTTGCTGCATATCTAGCAGCCCAGTTGTGAGCGAGCTGATGTCCATCTCCAGGATTTGCAGTAGAAAATCCTACTTCTATCATTCTTGAGTCAGACTCTTGTACTTGTAGTTGATATGCACCTTCTCTAGCTATAGCTTGTTTCTTACGTCTAGCCGCATCAAACTTATCTATCTCAGGTTTTACAACAGTAGCAACCATTGTTTCGTTTAAGCCTGCAAATTGTTTTGCATATTCAAATTTAATTTTCTGATCTAAAGCTGCTTGTTCTTGTGGAGATAGGTTATCTAAATGACCTACGGTTGCTTGTTTACCATCACGTATAACATTTATCTTTGTAGTTTCATACGCATCATAAACATACTGGTCATAGCCTTTAGCCTTTTCTAAAGCATATTGTTCTGCAACCATATACCTTTCCCAGCCAGCCATATTACGAAATTCGTTAGCTGTTATGCTGTCGCCTGTTTCGGCTTCTAACTTAGAAGCAAATTCCTGAGTAGCAAGATCGTCTTCAAATAGCTGAGATCTTTCACCTCTAAATTGTGCTTCTAGTTCAGGACTAACTCCTTTAGTTAGAATGTCTAATTTAATTTGAGCTTCTCTATCTTCTTTATGCTTATCTATTTTCTTTTGAACTAAGTCAGCGATAGAAGATGATAGGTCAGTCAAACCTCCCCACATCCTTTCAGTATTTTTAATTTTATCTGCTGATGCTCTTTCTAAAGAATTTAAGTAAGCGTCTTCTGAAGCTGAAATTACTTGTTCTTGTTTTTCTTGTTCTGGTATAACATCGAGTACGTCTTCTTGATCGAACTGCGGACCAGATACATCATATTTTGGAATCATAACTACCTACCGTAAGTAAATCTTTGTAAACCATAACTACTTCCACCTGCTGGGAAGTAATCAGTAGCTTGACTTCCTATACCAAAACTTCCTGCTGGAACTGTATTACCATAATCAATAGCTGATGGAGCGGTGACAGTACTTGTCATGTCTGTTGGTGCATCCATAGTATTAGGATCCATACCACCTATACCGGCAGCTACGGCTTGTCCCATTCCTAGCATTAAAGCCATTCCGGGATTACCCATAGTTGGTGGTGCTTCAGGAATTGGCTCTACTATTACTTGAGATACTTTTGCAAAGGATCTATTCTGAGCAGCTTTTAGTCTATTTCTTGTGGAAGCTTTTTCTATATCTGCCTGCTCATAAGCCATAGTCAAACCTCTAGCTCTCATAGCTTGACTCAAACCAAATTGACTTTGGTTGGTAATCAATGCTTTAGATAATGAGTTACCTTGAACACCTCGCGAAGCAAATGCAGCCGCAAGGTCTCCTGACCCTTTAATCATTTTTAAAAAGTCTTCTTGATTTTCAAGGATTGCTAAAGATCTAGCATTATATAATTTGTAATTGACTGCTGAATAAGCTCGTTGAGCTGCAATATTTGACATATCAATTTCTTGCTCAAACTGGGTGGCTTTATTTTTAAAAGTGGTACGTCTACGCATCCACCTCTGTTCACGAACCTTTAGATAATGGTTCCATTTCTTACGCTTCTCTGCATTCTGTTGTGAAATTCCTGCTGCGTTTCCTATGGCTCCTATAGCTGGTCCGATTGCTGCTGTACTACACACGGCAAAATTCTATAAAGGATAAATTGTTTGGTCCGTAGTTTAATTTCCTTAGAAATTTAAAACCTAAGAACCTAAGTAACTTGATATGGACTTTGTTTCTTTCGTCAACAATGTTCCACAGTAACTTTTCTTTTCTTGATTTCACATACCTCAGTGCTTCTTTAGCAAAGGTATGAGGATAGTCGTAGATAGCTGGTGTGCAAAGCATCCAGATTTGTCCACCTTCGTGAACACCTGCCATGCCTGCTAGCTCTCCGTTAGGTACCTCAAAGTAAACTGAATCGCAGTTATGAAATCCTACGATTAATGCGTTTAGAGGGTCATGTCCATGACCTTCTGTGACTTCTCTGTAGTCATCGGGTAATAAATTAGAAGCCACACGAAGTGCAGCTTCCAATGTTGCTGGGTGAATGTATTTAGACACGCGTATAAAAATTATTATTTAGAACTCCTTCCCACGTAAGATTGTGTATTGTGGCAGGAGATGGGTGAGTAGATTTAATAGTTAAACTTGCGTTTGTATTTCTGTCGTATATAGGTACTGTTCTTAAAATATCATCGTCAAATATTCCAGAACTATTAGCTGAGTATTGGTTAGCCGGAGTTACTTCAAATAACTCTGTATAATCTGTTCTACCTTTCCTAGCTAATGTAGTTTCATATACTCCAACTGGTCCAAAACCTATTTTAACTCTATGCAAAATAGTGTTAGATCTAGTATCAGCTCTAAAGCTTTCTCCAGTCTGTGTCACATAATATAAAGTTGGCAATGTAACTGACATTGTATATAAATAACCAATTAAGAAAGGGTTACCTGTCCAGTTACCGTTTATTGATAAAGTTCCATTACCGTTATCTGTAACTAATTCGTAGTTACCTATAGAGTCTGTTCCATCTATATCGTATGCAGCTATCTGACCTACACCATTAAGACCTGAAGGTTTATTAAATGTAGTCACACCACTACTGTAAGCACTTGTTGCTAGTGCTGTTTGTGGCATCAAATAGTCCATATGTACTCTGTTCTCTGCAAGTTGTAGAGTTTCAGAATCCATTTTTATTGCATACTTTAATAGTTCTCTAGACGTACCATTCTCAAGTACTACATATAAAGCATCGTCTTGCATGCAGTGATACTTAATAGTTCCCGGCAGAGTCCATCTAAACCAAGAAGCTAGTTTTCTTTCTCTAATTTGATCGAAATATCTATAGCCATATAAGCTTGAAGTACTATCTTCACTGAACAATATTACAGAGTTTTCTCTGGAATTAGATATAGTTTTTAAATCGTTTTCAAATAATCTAGAAACTACTGCACTTTGTTCTATTACTTCAGGTTCACCTTCTCGCCTAATACCTGCCATCTCATAAAATCTTGAGTTCTTACCAGCATTATCTAAGAAGCCGATAGTAGTACCAAGAGAGATAGGGTTAGTTGTAAAGTTAAAGTTGTAAGTAGAAAGAGCATTAATCTTAGCTGTTAGTGGGCTGAATACATCACTATCTGTAGTGAGCATATATTGTTGGTTCTTAGAAAATAGAACCAATCCTGTATTAACTTGTATGCCGTCATACATTTCGGCTGGGTATTCTGAACTGGCAGATATATCTATAGGGTCACTAGCTATAAAAGATATAGCTGACTTAGACCAGAAGTTTAAAAAATCTCCCGGACGAGACATGACTATATATTCCTCAGAAAGAATAGTAAATCTATTCCTAAAGAAGAGCATTTTATTTATTGTTCTACCTATAAAGGAAGGTTCTTTATTAGTAACCTCATCGCCTACTAAAGCATCATCCCAGAAGGGAGCTTTATCCGTGACATTACCACTAGCTGTGCTGACTGTATAAGACGAATCATCTAGTTCAGTTAATCTAAAGTTTGCGTCAGCAGTTCTGATAAGAGCTACTGGCATTTTTGAATATTTAAACCTACACTTTCTTCCCGGTTTAGGACATTCTTGCCAAGTACCTTCACCATCTCTTCCGTTGTTACCTATAAATTTAACGTAATGATTATCCTCATCTGCAACACTATTAACTACTTCAACTACCATTCCGTTTTTACACTGTGAAGGTAAGTCTCCTATATCATTGACTTGACCAGCTACTACATTTAATAGTTCTCCTACACCAGTAGAAGCATTGAAGGTAGTGTTTCTTTTTATGTGCAGTCCTAAACCAATCTGTGTGATCTGGGAAGCAGTGATATTTCCACCAGCTATAAGCTCTGATCTTATATCTCCAAGAATACTTTCAGCAGTAATAGTTGTTTCGTTATCAAAAGGTGTAGGACTAGGTCTAACCATAGCAAGGTTTGCTTGCTGCTTAGATGTACTGATAGCTTCAATAGTTACTTTGTATCTAGCGTTCTTCATAAACACATAGAAGAAATCATTTAACTGCCAGCCTTCTCCACCATGTAGTAGATCGTATGTTGTTGTATATCTAGCTTGGTATGTTGTTGTTTGTGTTTCTCCAGATCCAGTTGTAAAAGGTACTGACTGACCTGTTGTAGCTATACGAAAATATAAGTCACGTCTACCACTTGCACCAGTATCGTTGACACTAATGGTATGACTCCCGTCATTATAAACAGCTCCATCATCTGCTACTGATGTACCACTACTAATCGAAAAGATTCTAGTTCCAACATTAGGAGCATAAGCATCTCTACTATCTCCTGCTGTATCATCACATCTTGTTGACTGAGAAGATCTAGATCCTCTAGCAACCATATTTCCATTGCTATCACAATAGTTATTACTAGAATTCATCAGCTCAACTCTGATACGTGTAGCTGTAGTCTCAGTAGTGAAGTGACTATCTGATGTACCATCTTGATCAAACACATTCATTGAATATTGTTTGGCATAGGAAATTTGTTTTAATTCAACAAAAACTTCTTTTTGATAATCTCCTACTGGGGCTACACCATTAACATTATCCATCTCAGTTACGACAGTTCTATTAGTTAAGTAAGTAAAGTCGTTGAGAGTTAGAGTTTGTATATCTTCATCACCTGTGTGTGCTAGGTATGTATTATTTCCTATTCCATCTACTACAGTCACTGGTGCGCCAGCTTGGTGAACAACACTACCGTTGAATTTCACCTCTGTACATGCCCACATTTTGACTGTGCCATTTCTAGCAACTTGTCCTATATATTGTTCGTTCTCATCTCTGTAATAGTGAAACCATTTACCATCAGATGTGGATCCAGTTAACGTTGACACAAACTTACCAGCCGGTCTCTTTAGTAATCCTTGAGTTACATCAGGTAAAGCATTAACCATGTCTTTCACCTGACCGGGAAGTTTCTGCTCGTCAGGTTGTTGTGATATACCAGCAGTTAGGCTATGTATAGTTTGTGTAATGTTTGCCATTATCTAATAAGTGCTTTGTAAGGTTGATAAGCTCTATAGTTACTTTCTGCTGGGAACCCAAAGAAACTATTATCGCCTTGCTCTGTTTCATAATTAAGAGCATTAGCTTTGGTCTGCTCTTCTTCCATCTTGAGTAACTTAACTAAGTCAGCATTAGATACAAGCTGTACTGCTGCTCTTACTGAAGCTCTAGCAATTATGTATCTCTGAATTGCTGGAGGTAAGTCTGTAAATGGTAGGAGAGATATGATGTCAAAATAAAAGTCTTGAGTAAATACATCTGTGTGATGTACAAGGTCATATAATTTTCCTCCTCTTCTTACAACGTCTCTGTTGCGATCAATCTGTCCATCACTTATGTCGTACAGTATTGCATCTACTGGTACTATATAGTTTCCATTAGCATCAGGAGATTGTTTAACTTTAGTCTGTGTATTAAAATGCCAGCCTGTTGTCTGAACATCTTTGTTTACTTCTTGTAAAAGATTATAGATAAATGATATCTCTGGATTTTGTAGAGCAGTATCATTAAGTGCTGTGATTGGTGATTGACCAATGCTACCCAAGATAGAGTTCACTGCGGATAGTTCGGTATCGGTGCTTATTTGAATAGCCATAAAAAAAAGGGAGCCGAAGCTCCCGTATAAAGAATAAATTAACCGTTCTCTGGGTATGAAGTACCGAACGCTGTTGGTGCTGTTGCTCCAACGTATAGTTCAACGGCTGCTGCTGGGTTGAGGAAGTCCGCCCCCATAGCTAGACGTCCCAGAATGACATCGCCTTGGTAGACAACTGAAACGTCTCCAGAAGTTACCTGAACCTGAGGTCCGATAGCTTCTACAACTGCGGCTGCTTCCTTTTGGAAGATAAGACCACATGACTTAGCGAAGTCTGTGCTGTTACCGTAGTTGTTGTTTAGTCCTGTTACAGACTTTCTTGCGTCGCCCATTGCTGTGCCGACGTGACTTCCTAAGTTGGAAGGTGAGGTCTTACCTGTAGTTCCGCCGTAAGCTACACCGTGCTTAGCTAGGAAAGGAATGTTCATTGACTTGTAGATCTTGATGCCTGCAATTTCAATTACTCCGTTACCAGACTGAAGTGCTGTACCTTGTACGTCTCTGTTGATAAGTCCGTTTGTACCTGCTTCTTGGATAAGTGCATAGTACTGACGTGGGTTAAGAACACCGCATCTACCTGATGTAGATACTCCTTTCTCATCCATAGCTGCGGCAGCATCATAGAAAGCATTTACGAGACCTGTAGAAGAATAAGCATCAGAATCGGATGTTGTTGTTCCAACTCTTACTTGTGTTCCACCGGGCTCTACGAAGTTAGCCTTTGATACTGGAGAAGCTTGTCTTGCGCCTTTAGTTACCGCTCTGAATACGAGACGGTCATACTTTTCTGCAAGTGCGTAGCCGATCTTCTTAGAGATCTCACCACGTAATTCATAATGTGCAAGTGTCTCATCTAGCTCATACACGAATGCGGATGAGATGAGGAGATCGTCGCAAGTCACAGTTTTTTCTGCGACTGGAGGTGCGCCGTCACTGTTACCTAAAATTGAATTTCCGGGAGTATGGAACTCAGCAGTTGTTCTACCTGTGTAGATGAACTGTAATGATTTTCCATTCTTAAGAGTTCTCTTCATTACCATGTCACGAGCGATTGTCTCGTGCTGGAATCCTTTGAACATCTCTCCTGAGAATAATTTAAGGTACAAATTTCTGGCGTCACCTGAAGAATTTAACTGACCTTGTCTTGTTAGATTGGTAGTTAAATCGGATGACTGATGTGCCATGATTTACTTAAAATGTAAGGGTATATATTGTTGTTCCTAGATCTAGAATTGTTCGAGTCTTACTTGGTCTAGCGTGAGACTCCACGCTTTGTGGTCTGATTCCCACCGTCGACGGCTAATGGTATCCTCCTCGGAGGGCAAAAGCCAAATTGAATAGGGAGGACTTGCACCTCCCAGACCGCTTAACCGATTATTCTTGTGTAAGCAACGCCACGATATA